CGTGCATCCCGTCACCTTATTGTTGAGGCCTTGCAGTACCCTGACCTGAAAGACCCTGATTTGATGAAGCACTTTAACTGCGTGGATATTACGGAAATGCCGCTGCTGGTATTCCCTAAAGCAGACGAGTACCAGCACGTTACCCGCATTGTCATGTCTGCACTGGGCCTTATCTCCGACACTACGGACGAAGAGGAACTGGAAGAAGCAAAAAACTGATAGCCTCTCCCGGCTCTGACGGCTACTGGGCGCATATTCTTTGGCAGCGTCATAACCTGAGACCTGAGGAGTTTGATGCAATGCCAAGGAAACGACAGCTGTTTTTCATAGCATCAGAGCTTGAGGAGGGGAGGAACCCGTGCAGGAATGATACAGTGAGAGGAGGTGCAAGGTAGTGGCAGATTTATCGGCCAGATTCAGCCTTGTCGATGAGATGAGCAGTAAGATGGCAGACATAGCGAACACGGGTCAGTCTATGATGCAGTCGTGGCAGAGCGCAGGCGATTCTATGACAGGGAGCCTTGGCAATATCGACAATGCTACTAGTGGCGTAGTTTCGAGCATTGACGGCGTGGCGCAGTCTATTTCTGACCTGAGCGGTGCTTCTTCTGAGGTGTCAACATCGGCAAGTCAATGGACAGCGGCGGTTGGCAACTACGACAAAGCAGCACTTGAAGCAATCTACTCGACTGAGGAATTGGTTGAGATGGGGCTCAAGACCCAGCAGGCGTTGACCGATGAACAGACTGCAATGCAAAATTGTGAAAGGGCTGCCGAAAACCTCTCGGAGTCTATTGCTGCATCGTCAAAGATACAGGATGATCTATCTGCCTCCATGCAAGATGCGGCAAGCATCCTTGATGAATTGAGCGAGAACGAAGAAATCTCCTCAAAGAGCAAGGATAAGCTGGTGCAGGCGTCGGAGAAAGCATCGGCGGCAATGGAAAAACTGTCGGCTGCACAGGATGAAGCGGCGGCGGCGATGGCAGAGCATGATGCTCTTATGGCATCAGGCACAAAAGATTTGAACGCCTTGGAATCCTCAGCACAACGAGCGCAGACGGCGGCTGAAAGATTGGCTGACGCAAACGCAGAGGCGGCAGAGGCGACCGAGGAATTGGATGATGCTGCGGAGGAAGCTCAAAAGGAGCTAGACGACTTCGGCAACAAAGGTTCAGAATCAATAAAAAAAGTAGCTGAAGCATTAACGGCAGCTGGGATAGTCAAACTGGTTCAGGAGATCGGTTCGGAATTCCTTGAGGCGGCTAGAAATGCTGAAACGTTTGAAACCTCCATAGCACAGTTGCAGACCATCGCCGGAGAACAGCAGATTTCACAGCTTACAAAAGACATTAACGAGTTATCCGCAGAAACTGGCAGTTCTGCTTCATCGCTAGCAGAGGTGGCGTATAACGCAATTTCCGCAGGCTCCGCAGTTGAGGCTTCTGTGGCCACGGCAGAGGCAGCATCAAAGCTGGCGACCGCTGGTTTTACTGATACGACCTCGGCTTTGTCTGTCTTGAGCACGGCGATGAACTCCTATGGTGATGAAGCTGGAACTGCCGAGGAAATTTCCGACTCTCTTATCATGGTGCAGAACCTCGGTGTCACCACGGTAGCACAGCTCTCACAGCAGATGGGTAAAGCTATCGCAACGGCATCTGGTTATTCTGTATCTCTGGGTAATTTGGAGGCCGCTTACGTATCTACCACCAAGGCAGGTATCGCAACGGCAGAGTCTACAACCTACATCAACGGAATGCTGAACGAACTGGGTTCCTCCAGCAGTGATGTGTCCGCAATCATTCAGGAGACTACGGGAAAAACCTTTGGTCAAATGATGCAAAGTGGTTCAAGCCTTGCTGATGTTCTGGGAATCCTTTACGACAGTGTGAATGGTGATTCGGAGGCATTTATGAACCTCTGGGGAAGCACTACGGCAGGTATGGCGGCATCGGCTATTGTGAACCAGGGTCTTGAGCAGTTCAATGAGAATCTTGAAGCAATCGAAAACTCTGCTGGTGCCACCGAAGAAGCATACTCTACCATGGCAGACACCACGGAGTATGCTCGCGACAAAATGGAAAACTCCATGTTGCTGGTTAGTACTGCATTTGGCACAACACTCAACCCTATGCTGGAAAAACTTTACAATGCCGGGTCGAAAGTGCTGAATGGTGTGTCCAACTTCATCAACGAGCATCCGAAAGTAGTCAAAGCCGCATCCGCTATCGCAATCGGTCTCGGTGTTATAACCGTTGGCGTTGTCGGCGTAACAACTGTGGTTAATGTGCTTATTCCGGCTATTACGAATCTAGGCATTGCTATCAATACAGCTATGGGGCCTATTGGATGGGTAACTCTTGGAATCACGGCTTTAACGGCGGCGGTGGCAGCGTTTGTGCTTATGGCTGACGATGCACAAGACGAAACTCTTGAGCTGACCAGCGTATCAAAAAAACAGTATGATGAGCTCCAGGAGCTCAATGCAGAATACGACAATGCTTGCGAAGTGTACGGCGAAACCTCTCAAGAAGCATCCAGACTCAAAGCCCAAATCGACGACCTTTCTGCTGCTTTTGGAGATGGAGGCCAGACTATCGAGGAATTTGCGAATGAGTGTCAGGTTGTTGTAGATAAGCATAACGAAATGGTTGAGAGCTTTAGCGAGTCCTCGGATAGCATCAAGAATGAAGAACTTGACAACCTAGCTCTTATTGCCAAATTAGAACAGTTGGCAACAACCTCTGGCAGCACCACAGAAAGCCAGCAGGCTATGAAAACCATTATCGACCAGTTGAACGATTCTATTGACGGACTAAATCTGACTTATACCGACCTAATCACCAACCAAGAAGATACGGTTGAAAGTCTACGCCAGATGGCACAGGCGCAAGCTGAACAGGAGTTGCAGCAAGAGAAGCTCGCCAAGGCCCATGATGAAGTAGCAGCATCCGCAGAGCGCAGTGCAGAAGCCAGCGATGCGTACACAGATGCGGTTGCAGCAATGACCCAATATGACCAAACTGGTACAGCGGGTTTTGCAATGTTGTGGAGCAGTGAGAAAAAAGCTGCCGATGCTGCTGCGGAAGCTCTTGAAACTGCGCAACAGGAAGAAAGCGACCTGCAAGATAGCCTAGACGACACCAATGCTCGCATCAAAGAAATTGAGGAGTTGTGGGGCATTACCGAAGATTCTATCGTGGACGGCTCCGAGGACATCATCACGGAAGCGGAAGCAATCAACACCGCTTACGAGTGCGTTGCAGACGAGTTGACGGAACTGTGCGAAAAGTACGATGAAGCATACGAGGCAGCAAAAGACTCCCTCGAGGGGCAGTTTGGCCTGTTTGACGAAGCTAGCACTAAATCCGAGGAGTACACGAATGCAACGGTAGAAAATGCTCAAAAGGCATTGGAAAGCCAGCTTGCATACTGGGAGAGCTATAACTCCAATATAGACACCTTGCGCCAGAAGTCAGCAGATGACCTTGGCATGACTCAGGAGAACTACGAGGCGTTAATGTCCTATGTGCAGGATGGTTCCGAGGAAGCCGCTGGACTGGCAGCTTCTATGGTTAATGCCATCGAGAACGGTAACGAGGACGCACTGGTGTCCCTGGGTCAGACCTTTACAGAGGTGCAGGCGCAGAAAGACCAAGCATCCCAAACCATCGCAGATTGGCAAACCAATTTTTCTGAGCAGATGGACGATATTCTTGCGAAGATGGAAGATACGGTATCGAGCCTAAACATGGAGGACGGAGCAGCGCAGAGCGCAACGGACACCATGGAGGCATATATCGCCAATATCAAAGCAAGCCAAGGGAGAGCAGTTGCGGCGGCTGAGTCAGTTGCAAACGCAGTTAAAGAAGCTCTTTCTACTACGGCTACCGTCCAAGTTAGTGTACAGCAGACCAGCGTTTCTGGCCACGCAACGGGTACGACCAATGCCGAAGATGTGTTCATCGCCGGAGAGGAAGGCCCGGAGCTTATCGTTGGAAAAGCAGGCAGCACTGTGTTCCCGGCTGAGGAGACAGAAAAGATCGTGCAGGCTGTGTCTCAGAATGACTATACCGCAAGCGGATTTGAGGCTGTCTACAAAAACGGCCTCAGCTCGATTTTAAGCGGATTTACTGCGCTGCTGACCAAATTCTCAGGGCTGAACTTTAAAACGCAGCCAGAGCTTGTTACCGCTCCCACAATCGACTTGACGGAGTATGCCACAGGTACAACCGATAGTGAGAGTAATTTCATTGCTGGTGAGGAGGGGCCGGAGCTTGTTCTGGGACACCCGGACAGCACTGTGTTCCCGGCTGAGGAGACAGATAGACTTATCGGCACTATCGAAGAAAAGCCTCTGAACGTAGAGGACGAGGCGAGAACCAATGCGAATACAAATGTTGGAAGCACTGGGGAAACCAGCGGCAAGGCAGCTGAGGAAACAAAGCGTATCTACCTTGAAATCGCTGGAACTGGTGGCATTGACATCAGTAGCAGAACCAACAAGACCGATGTGCTGGAAATCATTCAGGAGCATATCAAACCCGTGCTAATGCGTGTTATCCGGCAAGAAATCTATGAGGAGGGCGACTTGAGCTATGAGTTCTAACTACGAGTTATGGATGACTGCCAATGGGTCGTCCGATATGATGCAGTTCCCGGTACACCCAGAAAAAATCGAATTGACCAGAGGAAATAGCAACGACACGGTGAAGGTGACTGGTGTTGGCGAAGTGACGATCCTCCAAAGTCCCTCTGCTGATTCCATCACCTTTTCCTCATTTTTCCCGGCAGCAACATTTCCCGGGTGCCAAACCACAAAGCCGCAAGCACCGATGAAGTACGTACAAAAGCTCAACGGCTGGAAAGATGGAAAGAGACCCGTGAAGTTCGTGTCTACGGCTTGTGGCATTTCGGACTATTACACCATCGAGGAGTTCAAATACTACGAAGTCGGCGGAGATGTGGGAACCATTCAGTTCACGCTGAACCTGAAACTTTATAACGAGGTAACGGTAAGGCAGATTGAATTGAAGATAGAAAACCAAAAAGCAACGGCAGTGGTTACACAAACTTCTTCCACTCGTGTGGATAATACGACTACGCCAAAAACTTACACCGTCAAAAGCGGAGATTGCCTGTGGAATATCGCAAAGAAGTTCTACGGCAATGGGTCACAGTACACCAAAATCTACAACGCAAATAAGTCGGTGATAGGTAGCAATCCGAACTTGATTCGAGTAGGGCAAGCGCTGACTATCCCATAAAGGAGGAAGTATGAGTTTCCAGCTATTGCTATTCAAGACAAACGACTCCGCAACGGACATGACCAACTTAT